GCGGTGTGGCCGGTCACGCCGCCCAGGTCGCTGGCATCTCTCGTCAGCTCCACTACGAGTGGATGAACGAGCCACCAGGCGAGAAGGCGGACGCCTATCGAGAGGCCTTCGCCGCCGCCCGCGAGACGGCCATCGACCTCCTCGAACAAGAGGCGTGGCGACGAGCCAAAGAGGGGATCCCGAAGGGGATCTACTACCATGGCGCGAAGGTTGACGTCGAGACCGAGGACTCGGACACCCTCCTGAAGTTCCTCCTCCAGGGTCGGAGGCGAGACGCCTTCGGCACCAAGACGGAGATTTCCGGTCCTGATGGTGGGCCAGTTCACATCACCACCATCGAGCGGGTGATTGTCGATCCTAAAGGTGACTCTTGATCTACCTCGCTGGGCCTTATAGCCATGACCTCGAGGAGGTTCGTGAGGAACGGTTCCACCTCCTGACGAAAGCCGCCGCCGTGCTCATGAGCAACGGCCTCCACTGCTTCTCGCTCATCACGCACTGCCACCCGATGCACCGATTCCACGGGATGCCTCAGGGGTGGGATTTCTGGGAGAAGTACGATCGCAAGATGCTCGCTCAGTGCGACGAGATTTGGGTGCTCACCCTCCCTGGGTGGAAGGGCTCGACCGGCGTCAAGGCCGAGATTGAGATAGCCAAGGAGCTCGGTATCGAAGTCAGGTACTGGGATGGCACCGTCGAGAAGATGATCGAGCTCGAGAAGATGCCCTAGTGACTACTCTCCAAATCGAGACGCCTCGAGCTCTCGCTCCGCTGCTCCACCCTTCTCGGTACAAGGGCGCCCATGGCGGTCGCGGCGGCGGCAAGTCGCACTTCTTCGCGGAGTCAATCGTGGAGAGGGCGCTCTACCAACCCGGCCTCCGAGTGGTCTGCATCCGCGAGGTGCAGAAGAGCCTGGAGCAATCGGTCTATCGGCTCATCAAAGACAAGATCAAGAAGCTAGGCGTGGGCGAACTCTTCCGAGTGCTCAACACCCACATCGAGACGCCCGGCGATGGGGTGATTATCTTCCAGGGGATGCAGAACCACACAGCCGATTCGATCAAGTCGCTCGAGGGCTTTGACATCGCGTGGATCGAGGAAGCTCAGAGCCTCTCGCAGCGATCGCTCGACCTACTCCGACCGACCATCCGCAAGGAGGATTCGGAGATGTGGTTCAGCTGGAATCCAGAGAACGCAACCGACCCCGTAGACCAGCTACTGAGGAGCGAGCATGCGCCTACCAACTCCGTCGTGGTGCAGGTCAACTACCAGGACAATCCATGGCTTCCGCAGGTGCTCACCGATGAGCTTGAATACGACCAGCGGCGAGACCCCGACAAGTTCGCCCATGTCTGGCTCGGTGGTTACCAGCAGCATAGCGAGGCACGCGTATTCCGAAACTGGACGGTGGAGGAATTTGAGGCACCAGAGGGAACGGCGTTCTACCTCGGAGGGGACTGGGGGTATTCTGTGGATCCGACCGTCGGTGTCCGATGCTACCTAGACGGGAATCGCCTTCTCATCGACTACGAGGTCTACCAAATTGGGGTCGAGATTGACCACCTACCAGCGTTCTTCGATCGGCTCGCTTGTCCGGGGTGCTGGGACCAGCCTGTCGGCGTAAAGTGTAACCATTCTCAGCATCGATGGGCTCGACGGTGGCCGTTCACGGTGGACAATGCTCGGCCCGAGACCATCAGCTATTGCCAGCGCTTCGGCTATCCCAAAATGAGGGCGGCCAAGAAGGGCGCTGGCTCGATCGACGACGGGATTGAGTTCCTCCGGATGTATGACATCGTGGTCCACCCTCGGTGCAAGCACGTCATCCAGGAGCTCAGCCTCTACCGCTACAAGGTCGATGCCAAGACGGGCGAGGTAATCCCCATCTTGGCGGACAAGGACAACCACATCATTGACTCCCTCCGGTACGCGGTCGAGAACCTCCGCCGCAAGACGGCTGGAGCGTTCCACGCCCATACCGGTTTGCCGATTAGCTAGGAGACGACATGTCTGATATCACCACCCGCCATCCTGAGCTATCGGCCATGCTGGGCCGCTTCAAACGGTGCCGCGATTTCCGCTCCGGCTGGGACGCTCTTCAGGAGGCCGGCACCGAGTACTTGCCGCAGCCCGCCGGCATGGACAACGCCGACTACACCCTCTACAAGGGACGAGCTCAGCTGCACAACGCGACGGCTCAGACGGTGCGAGCTCTGACCGGCATGATTATGAGGCAAGACGCCGAAGTGGAGGGGGTCAAGGATGAGCAGTTGGCCGAGCTCGAGAACGTCACCG